TGCGCGACATAAAGCAATGCTTCTTGAGGAGCGAAATGAAAGGCATAAAAGGGAATTCGAAGAGGCAGGTGGAAACTTGGCTGCTATCAGGGCTGAAAGAGCGATGTCATTACCTGCTGTTAAGGATGACCTAGTTATGAAACCTGAGCCTAAGGCTGACGCTATTCATAAGGTAGTGAATCATGCGCATCAGCGAAGCCCCAGTAAGAAATGGTCATAACCCGCTTCGGCGGGTTTTTTATTGTCCTCAAGATGACATGGGGATGATTCGTCCCCGCCAAAGGAAGTTGCTTTGGGATGTGGTAGCGCAGTGGCAGACGCGGGCATGACAGCCGTACCTCTGGTTCGATTCCAGACCACATCACCAAAGCAACCACTGGAGGTATCCAATGAAAGCCAGAGAGATTCGTAAACTCGAACGTGCTCGTCAGCACAAAGAGATGAAAGCCTACTGTAAAAAGATTGACCGTGCATTTTCACGGCTGTCGGAAGGCTGTAGTGAGCGCGTAACCAAAGCCATTTCGCTTGCCGGAACGCGTCAGAAGGAAGTTGAAGGTGGCGCAGTCTGCTTGCCGGAAGTTGCGCTTTTCGCAGCTGGTCATCGTAAGTCTAATAACGTAACCGCGAGGTAAGGAATGAACGAACAAGCAAATAAGATTCTCGTAGACCTGCTGCAAAAGGCCAGCAATGGCATTGATGCAGCGGTGTCATTCAGTCAGGCGCAGATACCTGACGTGATTCACCAGTTACTTGTTTGGAATTTTGCTTCAAGCATTTGTGCTCAGGTGTTCGGATTGTTGGTTATTATCGCGTGCCCATTCCCAACTAAAGCTATTCTATCGCGATATGCAAAGGCAAAGGTGAAGGATGAAACATGGGTTATAGACCAGTCATTTGACTTCACGAAATCAATGAGTTTCTCAGCATTCTGTGCTCTGGTCATGTGCGCAGTGGCATTCTTTGTAGGTGTGCTCATGGTTGCAACCAACTTTGACTGGCTGAAGATTTGGCTGGCTCCAAAGCTCTACCTTATCGAATACGCAGCGTCACTGGTTAAGTAATTCAGGCCGCATAGTCGGCCTTCTTTTGGCAGCAAGCCATTAGGGAATGAGAGTGGTAAGATTGCTTAAGCACCAAAGGAGGTAGCAATGAAAGTTTTAATTACAAAATCAAATACCAGCTTTGTTTCTGTAGGTGACGTTACTGACCTGGACACTCTTCCTGATGGTTCAGAGGTTATGTGGTCAGAGTTTTGCAAAAGATATGAGCCTCTTGCTTGGTGCAAGAGGATGTGGGGCGTTGATTACGAACAAGTAAATAATGATGAAACTGAAGGCCTCTGATTGAGGCCTTTTATTTTGGCAGCAAGCCACAGAGGTGAATATGAAAGAGTTTAAGGGCACTCCCGGTCCATGGGTAATGGATGATTATGGAAATATTCTCCATGAAACAGAGACCGGAGCGGTAGGAAAACTCAGAGTAAGCGGGGTTCGTCTGCCAAACCGTGTTACTGAGGAATATGCAGCAAACACAAAGCTAATTGCCTCAGCTCCAGATTTACTAACAGCTTTGCAGTTAGCTGAAAAGGCGATGGCAGAGGGACGAAATGTGACTTATCCGGAGTGGTACGGGGTAATCAATAAAGCTCGCGCAGCCATCAGCAAGGCTCTGGGGGAGGAGTGATATGAAAAACGAATCAGCGTTTCCAATTCCAGCTACGGAATACCATGGCATGGATTCAGGCATGACATTGCGTGATTACTTCGCTGCGAAGGCAATGCAGGGATGGCTGGCAAGCTTCTCGGAATCGGACGCCCACCCATCGGTTAGTGGAAAATGTTATGCGGTGGCGGAAGCGTCTTACGCTCTAGCTGATGCAATGCTCAAGGCTCGGGAGGGGTGATGGATTGGGTCAAATGTAGTGAGCGGATGCCATTGGAGCTGTCTGATGAGCACATGGATGCTGTTGACGTAATAGTTACAGACGGAGAAATGGTGGGTGTATGTGAGTGCAGAAGTGGATACATGCCTTATCCATGGGTTGAGTGGTCAAATTATGGCGACATTGATGCCAGGCAAATCACCCACTGGATGCCATTACCTGAACCACCAAGCGAATAGCAGCTGATAGCTAATTCTCTGAGTTAGCTATTGGGTGTAATACCGCACCGTACTATCGGAGACGATTCGATAGTGTCTGATAGATGGAAATCCCTCGTTATGTCTTTGCCGCCAGCAGTCAGGGCGGCATTCTTTTTGCCTGGAGGAAATAATGAGTGAATCATGGGCTGTACCATTCCCAGAGTCCGAATTAGAACACAATGGGCTTCCCGTTTACTGGAAGTATTTTGAAGCCATCGAACATGACGGCATAAAAGTTATTTCTCAGCAATTTATTGCTTTTCATCAAACCGAACATTACGCATGGCTGGCTCCTGCTCACTGGTTCAAAATTTATAACGCTGAACGCGATGCTCAACGCTGGCTTGAGGAATGGAAAAATCGCAGGAGTAGATATGCCATTAAAAAGGTCGCTAAATCAGCTGAGCGCTCATATGCCTTCCCATCTAAACAACTTGCACTTGAAAGCCTAAAGAGACGCAAAAAATATCACCTTATGCGTCTGCGTCAGGATTTGGCGGTAATTGAAACTGTTGTTCAAGAGCTGAATAAAATTGACGCCTCTCTGCCTCTACTTAGTTATGACTTTGGTCATAACGCAGAAACAGAGAATTGGCATTTCGATTAGCCGCCTGAGTGCGGCTTTTTCATACCCGCATATCAACAGAGATTCACGAGTCTCTATCGCTATGCAATCACACACAACATAAGGAATACCACCATGATGCATTTATCGCTATCGGGTGGCGGCATCATGTCCGCCTATTACCCATCCGAATCCGAATTATCCAAACGTGTTCGCCGTCTTATTCGTGCTGCCCGTAAGCACCTGGAGGGTTTATGTCACCAGTTATAAATCACAGCCTGCTCAAAGCAGCGCAGAGCAAAGCTGTTATTGCTCGCTATCTCGGAGATGGCCGCATGTGGCAAGAGGCTCATGAAGCTATGAAAACGGCAATAAATCACCCGTGGTACCGCAAATCATGAGCATTGCAGATACCTGGCCAGAAGATGCATTTGTGCGTCTCATGCAAGATTTAATTGGCAGCGAAGGAGGTCTCCATGCAGCCGACAACAACAGTGAAAGAGAGCCAGCTACAGCGCCGTATGACAACGACACAAGCTCTGTGGTGGCGTCACAAGGGTGACAGAGAGCGCATGCGGATGTACCTCAACCTGTCTCGCTTAGAAGTGCTTAATCAACGTTATTTCTTGGGCGGATGCCCGTTCTGAGGTGCTTATGGGAACTGCAACATTAATCCTCGGTGAGTCTGGCACCGGTAAGTCAACCAGCCTTCGAAGCGTTAACCCTAACGAGGCGATCTTAATCAAGCCAATCGGCAAGCCCCTCCCATTCAAATCAAAGGAGTGGAAGGCATGGGATGCACAGAAGAAGCAAGGAACGGTAGTTACCTCTGATAAGTGGGACATGATTGTAGCGGTGATTAAGCGAGCCCATGAGTACGGCAAACGCATCGTCATTGTTGATGACTTCCAGTACGTCATGAGCAATGAGTTTATGCGTCGCTCAGAAGAAAAGTCATTCGACAAGTTCACTGAGATTGGACGTCACGCATGGGAGGTCATTAAGGCTGCTCAGGACGCTCCAGATGACCTCCGCGTCTACTTCCTGGCTCACACCGAGGAAACTGCCATGGGCAGAGTGAAGATGAAAACCATCGGGAAGATGCTCGACGAGAAGATCACTGTCGAAGGGATGTTCACCATCGTTCTCAGAACGCTAACCCGTGACGATCAGTTCTTCTTCACTACAAAAAACAACGGTGCAGATACTGTGAAGTCACCGATGGGAATGTTTGACAGCAACGAAATTGATAACGATCTCGCCTTTGTAGACGCAACCATCTGCGATTACTACGGCATAACCAATGTTCACCCAATCAAGGAAAACGCCGCATGAGCAATGTAATTTTCACCTATAACGAAGAGTCAGCCCTTACCGCAGGCCAGGGTGGTTTCATCAACGAAACTGGCTCATACGTAGTAACCATCACCGAGGCAGCATTAAAGCAGTCCGAAAAAGGGGCTCGTTTTATTGAGTTTTCTGGAGAGTCCGATGATGGACGAAAGGTACAGTACCTTAGCGTTTGCACTCAGAAAAATGATGGTACTGAGAACAAATTCGGCGCAAATGTCATCCACGCAATGATGGGATGCGCTGGCATTAAGCAGCTGACGCAGCAGATGGTATCTGCGAGTAATTTCGTAGCCCCTGAGTTTAATGGAAAGAAAATTGGCCTTGTACTGCAGAAGGTGCTGACAACAAAACGCAGCACCGGACAGGACAGTTACCAAATGGAAATCCGTCTCCCATTCATTGCGCAGACCGGCCAAACCCTGAAAGAGAAATCAGAAGGCAAGCTGCCTGAAACAGTGGCAAATATGGCGGCCAACTTGAAAGACAAAGACAACCGCAATAAGCAATCCTCAACACAACACGAAGACTATCACTTCGGTCAGGACGACGCCCCATTCTGATTTAACCACCACCTGAACATTCTATTTCACCTCATGGAGGCGGCATAACTTCGCCTCCAGTTTAAGGATTAAGCCATGTCACCTGATGAAAATGGTTACTTCCGTGCACCTAAAAAACTGGAATCGAAGGACGAAGTTATTGCCCGGATATGTGCTGGGCTGGAGCTTTATTACCAGCAAAAAGAGAGCGGAACTCAGCCAAAGGATGAGCGTACGCCAGAGCAGATTCAGGATGCTCAGGACGATTACTGGATAGAGAAGCTAACCAGGAAGTACGAGTCAAAACTCTGGCATCACAACTTCATGGCCTCCTTCTCTCCTGGCTGGGAAACAGTCGGACCCAAACAACCATCAAGACAAAATGACCGTGACCGCGTCTACTACGGCAGATTCGGACATGCTCGCATGGACTGAGGAATTTATCATGATCGGATTAACTTACGACCCGTTTATCCAGCCTCAAGAGCTTATAGCCGGACACCGATTCAAACCCATCAACGATATCCCACGCGAAGAAATGCTGAAGAAGAACTCATTCCCAAGCGTGAACGAGAACAAATTCCTGACAGCGTGGTTAAACCAGAGGGCGAAGAAATGAAATTACTCGAGATGGAGGGTTTTCTGCGTGGCAAATGCTTTCCTGGCGATATTAAGGTAAACGAAACGAACGCCGAATACCTGGTGCGTAAGTTCACAGAGTTAGAGCAGAAACTTGCAGAGTCTCAGCGCGAGTTCCGTGCTGCTGATGCGACTATCGAGAATCTGCAGATGCAGGTTGAGAAGCTGGCTGCGGAGAATGCGGGGCTGAAGAGCATACAGGCGTGGGCAGTTGCTGACGTATTCAAATCAGGAGCCAAGCGATTCGAGTCAACCAAAGCGGCAGGCTTTGACACTGACGACTGCCTGCATGATGCGGTGCTTGTG